CTGCGCTTTCCCTTCTAGCTGAACTTCTAGAAGATGCTGAACAAACGCAATCTATTTGTGAAGATGTGGCACCATGGTGCGATAGAAAGCCACAGATAGAAGAACTTTGGACCCTCTATTCTTCCCTTCTAAAATAATGCCTACTTTCTACATTCCCTATGCTGATGAGTATGGCTTCAACTGTGAAATGGCCGTACATAGTGTAGAAGATGCCGAAGATCTTCTAGAAAGTTTCAACAATGCCCTAGAAGATGCTTCGGCCAGTCGATCCTACATTCTGCGCAGCATGATAGAAAGTTTAGAAGATCAGCTAGCTGATCACACAGAATCGGCAGACTAGCCTAGAAGCCTCTAGAAGCCCTCACCATAGAAGCCCGCTAGCTTTCCCCCTGGCGGGCTTTTTGCTGCCCTTCTAGCCCGTCAGGCCGGCCAGTGCTGACAGCTTGAAAACGCCGCGCAGCCTGGTGGTTTGATCGGCGAGGGTATCAGCCACCATCTGAACGGGGTTTTTCCACAGGCCTGTGGAAAACTTTCCACTGATCAGCATTCCTGATGGCGCAAGGGCTTGACGGCCGGCACGATGCCGTGAGAGGATAGGGCAAAGCTGTGGCGCGGTAACGCCGGGGTTCGCGCAGAAAGGCGCCGGGCTACCCCAACAGAAAATGACGCCATTTTTGATCTAGTTTTTCTCTATATGCATACCCGCATCACTCTGGAAAGGCTAGTTCTGCTTTCAGGCGACTCACTGCACGTCCAATGCGAAAGAGTTCTTGTTCGGTGGCATCATTTTTAATTGAATTGGCGCGATGGGAGACAATTGCGACATTTCCCTTCACGTAGCCCCTGGAGCTATCAATTCTGTCTATGGATGGGCTGAAGGGATGGCTGCCTCGAAGGCCGCAATCAGTCCTTGCTTCCCAATGAAATTGTGACCCTAAATAGGGGCAGTGTGTTGGAAGAATTTCAAGAAGATAATTCAAATCGAGATCATGGTCAAGTTTCGCTTTCTTCGCTCTGATTTTGCTGTCTTTGAGAAGGATTTTCAGCTTCCATTTAACTAAATCCTTTTCAATGCAAGACTTGACATATGCTTTATTCGTTTTTCGGTGGCAAGCAAGGCAGTATGCTTGGAAGCCAGTTTTTTTGCTGCGAGCACGAGGGAATGCTGAAAGCGGCTTCACTTCGCCACATTTAGAGCAAGCCTTAGTTCCTTCCATGGAAGGCAATCAATTGGGCAAAGCATAGCCATGGCTTTTGAAAACATAGTGTTGCCATGGCGAATCAAGGCCCCCAAAGGGCCGCCGATGAGCCATATGGCGAAGCTTCGTTCAGAACATTCACCATCCCGTCCTTTCCATTGTTCTTCCAGTAGAAAGGCGGCCCTCAAAGGCCGCCTGTTTCCTGAACGGGAACGTTTTTGTGCAGGCAAGGCCGTTTATGCCTGTTTTTTTACCGCTTGGGAACATTTGCACGCATTTTTCCCTTGCATTTACCAGGCGTCCTGGAGCGACGCCGCTTTTGGGGCGGCGTCTCAGAGCTGGAAGGACATTTGCCAGTCCTTTCTGGAATTTCCAGAATCGATGGTCGTTCTGGAGGCTGCGTGTCCGCTTTGGGGCGGCCACTTGCATGTGCTGAATCACTGGTGAGGCGCTGGCAGGTCAGCTTCAACGAAGCTGGAAGGCGTCGCTCGGTCAGTGCTGTCTGTCAGAGAGCAGCAGTTGCACAATGCCTAGCATAACGTAAGCTGGAGGGAGCTGTTTTTGTCCCTGTTATCCCTGCTTTGGGCTATTGTGGGCTCTGCCGCTCTTGAATCATGAAGAAAAAGCCTCTAAAACGCAAAAATGGTGGGTGGGTGTACTTCGTTCAGTGGGCAAGCAGCCCCTCAATGGTCAAAATCGGCTATTCATCGTCGCCAAGAGAACGTTTCGCCTCTTTTCTCACCTCTTCGCCGGACACGCTGGTAGTGATCAAGATTTTTGAGGGAGATCAGGAAGACGAGAAACTTCTCCACGAGCGTTTTGCTAGTTGCCGTGAGCGCCGGGAATGGTTCCGCCTTTCCCCATTGCTCAAAAGGTATTTAGAGGAGGAAGCGGTTTGTCAGACATTGGAAGCAAAAGTGCAATTTGGCCGTGGCATGGAAGACGATGTGAAGTGGATGCCTTTGAGGCCGAACACTGCTGCGTTGCTTGCCGCGATGCAACAGGAGAAGAGACTGCCGCTGTTCGTCAAGAATGCAAGGCTTTACACCTTGTGGGCAATCAGTGACTTGGATGCGTCGGATTATTTCGTCACTTCCAATGCAATTATTAAGCACGAGGCGAACGACTTCGTGTTTCAAGCGAAAACCATTTACAACCAGCTAGCAATGCTGGAAGAGGAGGGCTTTATTCGGAAAGACAAGGCCAAAACCTTCACGCTGACAGAAGAAGGCGTTACGTTGCTGGCAAACGCAGAAGCTGAATTTGCGGCCACACGCAAGAAGAGTGCTAGAAGCTTGAAAATTCGATAGTCATACCAAAACAATGGGGAAGAAAGTATTAATAACTACTTCCCTTCCATTGTTTCCTCTTTAGCGTGAAGAAATACAGCGGAGACCACTATGTGGGACGATCTGCCTCAGCCCTTCATGGTGGGCGCCATCAAGGTCTGGCCAGCCCATAGCAGGCCCGGCATGCAGTGGTTCATTGCCCACGAGGGCTGTCCGTACTACTTCCCAAGCAAGAGTGCTGCAGTGCTCTTCGCCAAGGATCGCCAATCCATTGAAGATCCTGAAATGCTGTGCGATTGAGCTGAAGAATTGATTAAGGCACCGTAGGCCGTAGCTAAGCTAGTTCCGTTCAAGAGCCGCCTTTGAGGGCGGCTCTTTCGTCTCAAGATTTTCTAATGGCAGCAGAGAAGATTGCTCGCACTGGCAGGGTGCAAAGCTGGATTGACGACCCTTCTGGGCGGCTTCCGGTGAGCTGCACAGTATTTAACGTGCTCGATTCAATGGAGGGTGAAGATGGCATTGAAGCTTCGTGGCGCTTTGTCAGCCACGGTCTCAGAAATGGTGCTGGCGTGGCTGTCCACTTGTCTGATCTGCGTCCTAAGGGGGCGGAGAATGGCAAGGGACTGGTGGCGAGCGGCCCTGTCAGCTTTGGCAAAATCTATTCCACATTGAATGAAATTTTGCGCCGGGGTGGGCGTTATAAAAATGGTGCAATTGTTTTGCACATTGACTATACACACGAAGACGCGCTTGATTTCATCAAAGCATCACGAAGTGAGCTTCCTTGGGTGAAGCGTTGCGTGAATGTTGATGAAAAGTTTCTTGAGAATGCTTCTCAAGAGCTGGTTGCCGAGCTGCTGAAGGGCATCGCCTCTGGCGACATCTGGCTCAATAAGATTCGTTACAACGAGCGCGGCGAACGTATCCGTGCGAACGTCTGTTTAGAAGTGTATTTGCCTCATCGTGGTACGTGCTTGCTACAGCACGTCAATATGGGCGCTTGCACCATCGAAGACCTTCCTGAAGCCTTCGCAGAGGGCATGCTGCAGCTTTGTGAGCTGCATGCCACTACGGGTGTTGGCGACACTGGTGAGTATCTGCCTGCCGTCATTGATCGTCAAGTGGGGCTCGGCATGTTGGGCCTGGCCAATTTCTTGGCGCAGGAGGGTATTTCCTACAAGGAATTCGGCCTTGCGCTGAAAGATGTGAACGATGGGAAGGAAGCAGCTTTGGCTCCTGGCCGTGCTGCTGCAGTGATGCTGAAGCGGGCAATCATGGAGGCCGCGGCCATTGCCCGTGAATACAACATGGACCGGGCATTTTGCATTGCTCCTACGGCATCATGCTCCTATCGCTACCAGGATTTGCGTGGCTTTACTACAACGCCTGAGATTGCTCCTCCTATTGCTCGCCATGTGGACCGCGATAGCGGCACATTTGGTGTGGAAAGCTTCGACTATGGCAATGTCGAAACGGCGTCAGACGTGGGCTGGGAAGATTACAAGCGCGTTGCTGACGAGCTGGTACGTATGTATCAAGCAACAGGCCTGTTCCATGGATATAGCTTCAATTCTTGGAGCGACGTGGTTGTTTATGACGAAGCCTTCCTTCGTGATTGGCTAGCATCTCCTCAGACAAGCCTCTACTACTCGCTGCAAGTTCTCCCGGACACGCAGCGTAAAGATGACGCCTACGCGGCGCTAGATGACGACTTCAAGAGCATGTTTGGTCTCGATGAGGAGACTGATCAGAGTTCTGCGGCCTGTGATCTAGAGGCTGGCTTCTGCGCGGCATGCGCTGAATGAGGAGCCATTCCTCCCATTGACAAAGAAAAAGGGGAGCTAAGGCTCCCCTTTGTTTCCATCACACCAAACCATCGAACTATACCATCCTCCGATGAGCACTGCAGTGAAAAGCCCCTATACAAGCATGATCGAGAAAAAGCGGCCATGGCAAGCCACTCCAGTGGGCGACGCTCCCGTTGTTTCAGGCAGTGAAGAGACGATTTTTCGTGCATTGGCGCTGCGTCACCTTGAAATCCCTGTACGCGAATTGCTACAGCAGGGATTAGAGCGTGATCTTCCGTCCACTCCTGGTGTGACCGAGGCTTTGATGCACAACCAGAAGGACGAAGAGCGACATGACGAAGCTCTTAATTACGTAGCCCTATCACACGGAACCGACGAGCGGGCGGAGCGAGAAGCACTTAATATTCTCCAAGCCTGGCGCGAGCACCCTGCTCATCCAATATTGAAGGCCGCGGTTCTGGAGCGCTCCATCTTTTTTGTGGCGTTACCGTTCTTCCGCTTTAACGGCAATGTGGGGATGCGCACGGTCTCTCGCGACATCTCTCGCGATGAGCAGGTGCATGTTGCAGTGCATAGTCTTGTAGCGAAAGAACTGGGCGAAAACGCCGGACAAAGCCTTAACAAGCTGCGTCGTGCCACCGCGCTTTGGTTGTTTGACAAGCTGGGCCAATCTGAAAATAAGTGGTTAAACAAAGATTTTTGGCTATCTTCTAGCGACAGCCTGTTTGAGCGTGGCAAAGCCGAGGGGCTTAGCGAAAGCCGCGCTTCAGTGATGCCGGCGTTCTTTGAGACTGCGAATTACAACCTTCCAAGCTACGGAAAGCAATAGGCGCAGGAATTTCAGGCCAAACTGGGCGTGCTAAAGTTCTTCTTTGAGCACGCCTTTTTTCATGCGAAAAACTTGCGTCATGTGCGGGCAGTCAAAGCCGCATGCAGATTTCTACAAAGAAAAGCGCGTCAGCGATGGACTCACGGCCAGGTGTAAAGAGTGCACACGCAAGGCTGCAAGTAGTAGCTATCAGGCAAGAAAAGAAGAAGTGCTTGCTGCGCATAAAGAGAAATACTGCGCACAAAAGAATCGGGCCAAAAGCTTGATGAAACTTTATGGCATGACAATCCAGGAATGGAATGACATGTTTGCGGCGCAAAATTATCGCTGCGCGATTTGTGGGTCCACGGATCCTCTTAATACCAGCAGGAACTTCGTAGTAGATCATTGCCACACGATGGGGCATGTGAGGGGAATTTTATGCTCGCCTTGCAATGCGATGCTTGGCTTGGCGCACGATGACCCCAATGTACTTTTTGATGCGCACACTTATTTAATTGCGCGATCTGCCGGTGAGTCAATAGACAAACGCAAGGAGCGCCATGGCTATAAAGGCAACGAGACCAGGCGCACTCGTGGCGAAGAATAGAGGCTATAGTTACCAAGTTCCCGCTCTGCGTTAGCATCGGGCTGAACGCTCCTCGGGCTTAGCTCTCGGACGGAGACCATTTTGTTGGCGCCAACAATATGGTCTCCAGAGATGACGCCCAAACAGAGGAGCCTCTGGATCTGAGGTGTTGGCACACGCCATGCAAATAGCATGGAATACTGGGTTCGATTCCCAGCAGTCCCCATTCTTATGGCACTCTCGTGAGCCTCTTCATCACGTCAGACACGCACTGGGGTCATGCCAAAATGCTTACTTTCGTGCATACTGACGGTACTCCCGTGCGTCCGTTTTCTTCTGTGGAAGAGATGCACGAGACGATGGTGGAAAGGTGGAATAGTGTCGTAAATCCTCGCGACACTGTTTACCACTTGGGAGACGTAGCCATCCCGCGCAGTGGGCTGCGCGTGCTGGAGCGTCTCAATGGAAGAAAGATTCTCATTCGCGGCAATCACGATATCTTCAAGATGGCTGACTACGCGAAGTATTTTTACGACATTCGCGGGTGTCACTACAGAGATGGCTTGGTATTTAGTCATATCCCCCTCCATCGTGATTGCTTTATTTCAGAGCGTTATTGGGGCAATGTGCATGGCCATCTCCATCGTCACACTGTGATGTATCAAGGAATGCCCGATCCGTTCTATTTCAACGCCTGCGTGGAAGTTAATAACTTTACGCCTGTAGCATATGAGGAGATAAAGGCGCACTTCGCGAATGAACGAGCGTCGAACGTTCAACACGCCGCTGCGTGAGCCGCTCAATCCAATCATCCATCGCCTGCTACAGGCAGTGGATTGGCATAACTCTCAGTATTTCAAAGACCACAATCCTTGGCATTTAGAGAAGGCCGATATCATCAGGCAATATGTGAGGGAGCTGAAGGCTTGGGTGTATGAGCAAGAGAAAAACAGTGTGGAGGCTTTGGGCTCTAGCCCTGGGGGAGAAAGCAGGGAGGCATGAGAAGGAAGCAGATGTTATTGCTTTAGTGCGAACTTTCATCTTATTTTCATACATGGCCACCAATGTGTTCATTGTGGCTGGCGTGATTAGGCACTGGGAAAAAGAAAGGCCCGCCGAAGCGGGCCGTTGTCTTCAGAACCAATGAGGTTTAGGCACGTAGGCAACGCCTCGGTAAACAAGGCTTGCCATTTGTGCTTCGCGTAGGCGAGCAGCCTTCTCAAGCTGCTGCTTGATGAGAGCGAGAGGGTTCATGGTCGTGTTCCCGAAAAACAGGCCCCGTTGCATGCCTGTATTTTCATGCACCCCATCGCTGGGGCCAACGTACCTTCAGTGTATCAAAGCTTGCGCAAGGGCAGGAGCGGAGCGCGCTAGCTCCATAACGTCCGTGCGGCGGACCTCCTGCTTGCTTCATCGTCGCCTGGTACAGCAACAGCAAAGGGGAGCTTCCACTCTCCCCATTGCAACCGAGGATGCCTGATACATCCTCTAAACCACTTGGGCGTCCCCTCGTGGTGCATCGCGAATGCCCAGAAACTATAGCGGTTTTTCAGGGTTTCGTAATATTCGCCGGGAATGAAAATTTGCCGATACCTGGCAGCTATTGGCGCCATGACCAATACACCACGCCACCTTGCTCGATCACCCATCGATGATGGTGCCTAGCTTCCCGGAGCGGGACGCAAGCTTGGTGCTTGCGCCCCTTGAGGAAGTATTGCATGCAGACTGTATCGCCGTTCACACGTCGTAAATGCGGCACTCCAGTGCGCTGGGATTGAGGCTGCAGAAACTGCCCCAGTGTGTTGCAGCGTCGAAAGGGCGCTTTGCATCCCTTTGATAGTCAGCCATGGCCTTTTCGTAGGCCCTCATGGCCTGATGAGCTTCTTCGCTGTCGGCGCCATGCGTATTGAAGGCCATGGTGAAATCGAAGGAAGCGTCTACCACTTTGGCGAAAGCCTGATGGAGAGTTTCGTCGTCCATTGAAGAACTGCGAATACTCTCAGGCTAATTCTGTTTCGGAAGATTGTTGTAGTTTTTGTTGTTTTTTCAACACTTGATAAACTTTACGCAAACGCGGCAGTAGAGAAGGCTGATAGAAATGCTCTGCGGCGAGAAGTTGCAGGGCTGTTTGACGATCGCCTTCAAAGATGGCTAGCAGGAACTGTGCTTCCTGAAGATTAAGCTCAAGCGTTTCCACTTCATGGTGAAGATAAATTCTTGAACATACTAGAGGCTCACAGGAAATTTTCTAGCCAATTGGATTCATCGTCTTTATTGGCTGCATGAATTGCCGCGGCCAAAGCGAAAGCATGGTCGTCAATGCCGGTCTGTTTGCCGCCAGTGACGCTCCATTGTCCCCCTGCTTTATACACAACAGTGAGGCCTTTAATTTCACTAATAGCCTTCTCGTGATTGTAAATGTTCACCTGTCCCGCATTGAACAGTTCGCGCATCTTTGAGAATGCTTTTGTTTTAGAGGAGATTGTCCAAGTGAGTTCTTCGATGGGGTAGTCGCCAGTGAGGGCCTGGATTGTGCCGGCACTGTTGTACTGGTCCATCACAATCTTTTCAAACACATAGAGCTTATGTTGCTCCCTTATCCAATCTTCAACGGCATTAATGTTAACTTCTTTTCTACCGTTAATTTCAAAATCCGCCACGAACGTGTGGAACTTGTCCACAACTAATATTCCATTATCAAAGTGAACAATACAGGCTGTGTAATTATCTCTTCCAATGCCGCCGCGAGCGGGGTCAAGCGATAACACGTAGGAACCGATGAAGCGCTCCTCTGGGGGGAGCGCTTTGCGTTTGTCGTCAATGCACGCCTCCACCACATCGGGAGAGATGAGGGCTGAGAGGTTGGCGGAGAACTGCGCTCCGTATTCAACGTTGAACTTATCGGGATCGCGCTGGCGTTCTAGGTCCAGGAAGTCGCGGGAGATGGTTGGGTTCATCTCCCACGTTGGGAGGTTGACTGCCTGCAGATGTGGAAAGCGGCCAGAGGCTGCCTCCTTGAAGTGCTGATAGAAGAGGCCGTCAGTTAGCCATGGTGAAGACAGTTCAAGGATTTTGCCATCGCTGCCGAACTGTGCCACTGCAGGAGAGAGTGCTTGATAGATGCCGTTGGCGCCAGAGTTTGCGTCGCCGTCCACGGCGAACGCAAGCTCGTCAAATACGCAGGCGCAGCAGGCAAGACCACGAGCAGCACGGCCGGACGTTGGAATCGCTTTGAACACACACCCATTGCTCATCTCAATTTGATCAGCGGTTTCGCGAGAGATTTCCTGCGCAAACGGACTGTCCAAGATGAGCTGTCGAATATTGTTAAGAGCAATGCGACTCTGATCCTGGCTGTTTGCGACGGTCAGAACGTACCATTTCTCTCCTTTTCGCACCTTCGCTTTGTACTTATCCTCTAGGACAAAGCAGATGTAGACGCATGCAACAGCGGCCATAAGCGTTTTGCCGCTACGGCGGCCCAGCGCCCATGTCGCCTGTGAGAAACCTCCTTCAAAAAACGAATCGAGGATTTCAGCCTGTTTGGGATAGAGGGCTAATCGAAGGGCGTGCTTTGCGAAGTCTGAGCATCTAAGCATTGTTTCAGCTCCTCCATGGAGCGAAGATTGTCTTTAGGAACGAAATAACACGGGCGCCCCGGCACATGCTCTTTCCTCCATTGTTTTTGCTTGGCTTGATGGGCATGTAGCCAACCATGGAGCCTAATTTCCTGGTTTTGTATCGTAACCAATACCAGGGTCTTGTCTTCACTTTCATCGAGAAGGCAGATTAGATCATAGTAATGGCGTGAACGTGTTTTCACATCGATATTGAAAGGCAGGTCACAACTTCCTCTGGTGGCTTCTGTTTCTTGAAATACGAAAGCTTTTAGGCCAAGGAAGCTCGCCACTGCCATTTCACCACCGGCACCAAGGATGTGCATGCGGAGGGCGTCGTCACCTAGGGCTGGGCCGTTATTTCGGCCCAGCTTTCCTTGTTTTGCGTTGGTTTCTTGCCGGCGTTCGCCTTCGGCTATGGCCAACGCCTTTTCTGAAGGGGACAACTGCCACACAATGTGTTGGGGCATGTTGAGGAATGTTTCAGTACACGACAATGTACCCAGTTCTAGAATGATTGCAATATCAGGATTCCTTATGCATGGCTGACGTTACACAAGGTGGGGATATGGTGTCACTCGGCCATGCCACAGCAGGTGGCATCCGTGCTGATGGCCTGCAAAATGTGTTCACCGGGATGGGCACGAGCCGTGATAAGACCACCAGGACCACTGTTAAACCGGTGTCCTTCATGGGGCATGAAGACCTTGAGGGTCTTTATGCGCATTGGCTCATGCGTCGTATTGTCGACATTGTTGCGGATGAATGCACCCGCGAGGGATTTGAGATTTTGTTTGGCGGGGAGGGCGTGAACGCTGAAACGCTTTCTGGTGTTGAGCAAGCTATTGAAGACCTGGAAATTCTGCCTGGCTTTAACGAGGCGGCTAAAACTTCACGCCTGTATGGCGGCAGTGCGTTGTTGCTCTATATCGACGATGGGCGTCCGTCTGACATGCCCGTCGATAAGAACAATATTCGTGCCGTGGAAGGCATGGACTGTTTGGATCGGCACCAGATTGCACCGATCATCAGCGAAGACAGCCTGTATGACTATTCCAAAGCAACTTATTACCAGATTATTTCCGGCGATCTAATTCAGCAGCCCAATCTTCGTGCCATCCACAAGGATCGCATTCTGCGGTTTGACGGCATCTGGCTTCCGTATCGCACGCGGCAGAAGAACTATGGCTGGGGTATGAGCGTGCTGCAGAGCGTCTATGACAGCTTCAAGCACTACTACAGCGGCACTGCCTCCATTGCCACCCTGCTCACTGAATTTGACATCTTTGTGCATAAGGTGAGGGGGCTAGCTTCAATGTTGGCCGCCGGCAAGGAAGGGCAAGTAAGGGATCGCCTGCAACTGAACGACATGAGCAAGAGCATCTATCGCGGCTACGCGATTGATGCAGAGAAGGAAGAGCTGGCCTTTGTTAGCCGGCAGTTTGGTGGCGTGAGTGAAATCCTGGAGAAGCTGCGGATTGATGTGATTGCCGCTGCCGGCATTCCCCATACATTGCTATTCGGTCAGTCGCCGTCTGGCCTGGGTGCTACGGGCCGCAGTGAAGAGCGTGACTTCGCAAAGACTTGCCATCACTACCAAGAGACGCACTTCCGCAAGCCTCTGACGAAGCTGATGGAATACATCATGCTGAGCAAGAGTGGTCCTACGGGAGGGAAAGTGCCTGATAACTGGCGCGTGAGCTTTAAGCCTCTGTTTGAAATGAACGAGCGCGAGCTGGCAGACGTGCGTGCGCGTGTGGCTGCAGTTGATGCTCGTTACATCCAAGTGGGTGTGCTTACGCCGCAGGAAGTGGCAGATTCGCGGTTCGGAAAGAGCGAATACAGCATTGAAACCACCATTGATCCATCGATCAAGCGGGAAATGCCGCAGAAGCCTGGCGACGGCAAGATGGCCGTTCCTCCGGGTGGTCGCGATCCGTTGGATCAGCAGAACGGCAGTCTGCCCATGGATGGTACGCGAGAAGCTTCGGAAAGCGCAGCGGAAGAGACGATGGATGAAGCGGGCCTTTACATGTCTCGCGATCTAGAGAAGGTGCGTGGCGACGTGACATTCACCGACAAAACTCTGCATTCACGAGCCGTTAGCGCTGCCAAGTCCAAGTTCAAGGTGTGGCCTTCTGCCTACGCCAGTGGTTATGTCGTGCAGAAATACAAGCAAATGTACAAGGAGAAGCATGGCTCTCTGAGCGGCGCCTTCAAAGGCGACGGCGAAGAGCTTCATGCCGATGATCTTGATAAATGGTTCAAGGAAAAGTGGGTGAGGATTGGTGCCAATGGTGAAATCATGGGGCCATGTGGCGCTCGCGAGCAGGGTGAGGGCAAGCCAAAGTGCCTGCCCCAGGCAAAGGCGCAGGGGATGTCGAAGGAAGAGCGGCAGCGCATCGTTGCCCGCAAACGCAAGGCCGATCCCAATCCTGAGCGTCGTGGTCCAGCCAAGATGGTGAGCAGTAAAACTGATGCCATTGAACCGCTCAAGGCAGAAGGTCTCATCCTGGGCGACATTGACGAAGCTTCTCTCGTGACACAAGCTGACATTGACGCAGCTTTGAACCAGTGGAAAGAAGAAGCGCCTGATCGCTTTAAGGACATTCTGGAGGCTGGCAATGTTGAGCCCACTGAGTGATCCGTGGCCGCGTTTTGACGCGGAGTGGGCGTATGACGCCAACTTGGGGCGCTATAGGCGCCCCTCTGGGCAGTTCATGAGCCAAAAGGCCGTGATGGCGCTTGTGGATGGTCGCATCGACAAACTCGGTCAGAATCTACGGCGATTCACGCAGATGCTGGCCGATGGCAACATCACAATTGACCAATGGCAAGGGAGTGTCCGCGAGGCAATTAAGGCTGCTCATATTCAGGCAACAGTGCTTGGGCATGGTGGCAAGGATGGTATGGGCAGTGCAGAGTATGGCCGCATCGGTCAGAGGCTTCGTGCGGAATACACTTACCTTCAGAGCTTTGCTAGCGATATTTTGGCTGGCCGCGTTTCTCCTGCCATGGCTCTTGCTCGTGTGCAGCTATATGCTGAAAGCGTGCGAAGTTCTTACTGGGAAGGTGCCAGTCTTCGCCAAGGCAAGCAGGGATATTCCCTAATGCGGCGCATTTTGGACCCACAGGCAAAGCATTGTGATGACTGCTTGCGTTACGCAAGAGCTGGTCTTGTTGCGATGGGGAGCCTGCCAATGCCGGGGCAGCGTTGTGAGTGTCGCGCAAGGTGTCGGTGTTCTGTTGAATACAAACGCAACGCGGTGCCGACAAGTCCCGTGTAGAGTGATGACGATTAATGCTTGGGAGAAATGGCGAAGGCAAGGAGACCGCTGCCAACTGGCCTTATAGACGAATACCTTGATTTATTCGATGACGGGATTGTTGTGTGGAAAAAATCTCCGCACCCGACCATAAAGGCCGGAACACCTGCGGGACGATCCTCTGTGCGCAACCACAAGCAGATAATGATCAAAGGCCGAGCTTATGGATATCACCGCATTGTTTACTATCTTGCTTACGGCGTTGACAGTGTTGGATGGGAAATAGACCACATTAATGGCGATCCTTCTGATAACCGCCCAGAGAACTTACGTCTTGCTGACGAAAGTCAAAACAAATGGAACACGGGCTGTCAAAAACGGTGCAAATCTGGCCTTAGAGGCATTCGTGCTCGCTTCTGGGGAGCATCAACTCGCTGGGAGGCTCGCTACAGGGGCAAATACATCGGCTCATTTGCGACGAAGGAAGAGGCGATAGCAGCTTGGGAGAAAGTGGTCAAGCCTCATGCCGGAGAGTTCTTCCTGCCTCAGTAAGTGCCACTATGATTTTGGCGAGTGATTTATTTCCATGGCTAAAATCCTTTACTGTGGCGACCTTGCTGTTCAAACGGGTTTTGGACGAGTGGGCGAAGCGCTCCTTGCTGAGCTAAGCAAGGAACACGAAATCGTCGCAATGTGTACGAACTGGTGGGGTGATCCTCATGAGCTGCCGTACAAGATGTATCCGGCTATTGCTGGCGGCTCCGATCCGTTTGGCTCCCATCGCATGCAGGAGCTGCTAATCAAGGAGCGCCCTGACCTTGTATTTGCGGTGAATGATATTTGGATTTTGAATAGGCTTTGGCAGGTGGCTAAGCCCCTGAAGGAGCAACTTGGCTTCAAGTGGTACGGTTATTTCCCCACTGATAGCTATGGCTTCTTCCCTGAGGTGTTTGAAGACTGCAAAGAATGGGATGGCATGGGCACTTATACACAGTTTGGCCTTGAGGAGGTACGCAAGGCTGGCTGTGAAATGCCGTGCGATGTGATTCCCCATGGTATCGACACATCGACATTCTTCCCGGTGAAAAAGGAAGAAGCGCGGGAGGCTATGGGCCTCCCGCAGGATGTGTTCTTTGTATTTAATGGCAATCGAAATCAGCCGCGTAAGCGAATTGATTTAACCATTAAAGCATTCATTGAATTTGCTCTTGATAAGCCTGATGCTCGTTTGTGGCTCAACATGGGCAAGAAGGATCAGGGGTGGGATTTGATTCCACTGTTTAAGCGCATGGCTCGTGATATGGGTTATGACGCAACAGGCAAGCTGGTGTTGACTAGCAAAGATTTTGACGTGACCAACTGCTTGCCAGTTGATCGCCTTAATCTTGTTTACAACTCGGTGGATGTAGGCATTAACACTTGCATTGGCGAGGGCTGGGGGCTTGTTAATTTTGAGCATGCTGCCACTGCCACTGCTCAGATTGTTCCAGACCACACATCGCTAAAGGAAATCTTCTACGAAATCCCGCGCATTCCCATCGAAAGTTGGGAGGTTGATTGCAATTATGGCCTTGATCGTGGAGTGCCTTCGGTTGAAGGGCTGGTGACAATCCTGAACCACTATTACAACAATCGAGAAGACCTTGACAAGGTGGCTGGTTGGTGCTATGACCGCCTCCAGTCGGACGAATACAAGTGGGAGAACATCGGTGCCTTGGTGAACGGCATTATCAAGCGAACGCTTGAAGAGCCCACTGCCGGCAAAGGTTTTAGCAATGACTAAGCGTCGCATCAGCGTGGGTATTCCCACGCTTTCTTGTTACGACAAGCTCATTCGTTTATGTAACCACCTATTGAATGATGAGCACCCATGCATTGAAGCAGAAGTGCTCATTCTTGATAACGGCGGACGAATGAAAGATAGTTCGGCCGTGGATGCGCTGGCTGAATGTTGTGACTTGTCGAAATGGAAGGTTGCTGTACCGCCGTACAACCTTGGCGTGGCAAAGTCGTGGAATTATCTCATTCATCAGCTTGGGCAATGCATTATTGCCAATGATGATGTGATGTTTGGCCTGAACGATATTGCGGCATTTTTAGATGCCGCAACTGCCAATCCTGGATGCATTTTGCTGGAGACAAATCATTCAGTAGGAGGCTTCTCTACTTTCTACGTGAATCGCCCCGAAAGGTGGCTCGATATGGGCGGCTTTGATGAGCTGTTCGCACCAGCTTATTTTGAAGACAATGATTGCCGATGGCGACTATTGGTCGCTGACAATCCTGTTGTAAAGGTGAATTTGCCGTCGTGGTCACACGACAATAGCAGCACGCTGCATAGCGGAGATGATCGCTACAAAAGAATGCATTGGTGTTGCTTTGAGCGGAACAAAGCTTACTATCAAACCAAGTGGGGAGGCTTGCCTGGCCACGAGGAATACAAAACGCCTTTTGGTAAGTAGTCATGGCTCATGCTGAGCAACAGCTATTCGTTCAATGCGTCAAAGCATCTTTCCCGTCGTTCTTTAATGGTGGGCGGATTGTCGAAATTGGCAGTCTTGATATCAACGGCAGCGTGAGAGGCTTCTTTGAGAAGCCTCTTGAATACGTTGGCGTGGATCTTGGCCCTGGACGTGGCGTGGATGTGGTGTGTGAAGGGCAGGATTATGACGGGGCTACGGACAGTTTTGACGTGGCTATTTCCGTTGAATGCTTTGAGCACAATCCCCATTGGCAAGCCACATTCCTCAATATGGTTCGCATGGTGCGCGACGAAGGGCTAGTAGTAATGACTTGCGCCACCACTGGGCGTCCAGAGCACGGAACTAGCAGGAGTGATGCAGGCAGCAGCCCTCTGACAGTTGGGAAAGGCTGGGAATACTACGAAAATCTCACTGAAGCTGATTTTCGGGATGCCTTTGACATGGACAGCATGTTTGAGGACTATTGTTTTAGTGTGAATACGAATAGCCACGATTTGTATTTCTGGGGGCTTGTCAAAAAATGACCGCGAAACAAAAACAGGCGAAAGTTCGTAAGGTGATGCGTGAATTTAAGGCTGGCACTCTTAAGGGCAGCGACGGCAAGCCCGTAAAGAATCGTCAGCAAGCCATCGCCATTGCGATGAGCGAAGCTGGCATGACGAAAAAAGACAAGAGCGATGCATATTGGGACGCCTACATCGACACCATGTGTGGCTCGATGAGCAAAGAGGGCATGGAAGAAGAGGAAGGAGAAGAGGAGGAGATGGATGCGAATGCTGCTGAGGCTCGCTGCCGTGGCTACCTTTCGTCTTTGAAGAAAAAAAAGAACTGAGGGGCGACGCTGAAGGCTTCGCCCCTCCTCAGGCGGTAAGGAATGCTGCACGACGTGGCCTTGAGCTACGCCGAAAGCATGGCAAAGGCGGACTGACGACGGGCGAGGCTGGGAAGCAAGGAATTGGCAGTGGTGTGGCGAGGGCCACGAGCTTGGCCAATGGCATGAAGGTGAGCGAGGCTACCTTGCGGCGCATGGTTGCGTTCTTTTTGCGCCACGAAAAGAACAAGAGCGGCGGCGAAGATGATGCTGGTTATATCGCCTGGCAACTATGGGGAGGCGATGCGGGGAGAGCGTGGGCAAATCGCACGCTTAAGATGTTGGAAAACCGTTCAAAGTAGCGATGGAAGGGATCAGAATCGTGCGCGAAGAAGAGGACGGCATCAGCGTGATGCAGGCGCTGCAAATTCTTTCCCGGAATGCCCATCGCAACACGTCCCGCTGGGAATTGGTGGAGAAGCAGGTGTTCAAGAATGGACGCCTTGAAGAAACACACGAATATGTGGTGAGTGTTTATGACATCCCTGATTCGCAGTTTGAGCCAGCCAAGTTTCTTGTTTTTGAAGCCGTAGCAATGGCAAAGGCTTACATCATGGAAGGCATTGAAGAGCAACTTGCTTCCATTCGCGAAGAAGACGACGAAGAAGACGAAGATTAATCTTGCGTGGCGTGGACAACGAATGATGGGTAGCCCATTAGCCAAAGCACGCTGAGTTGAAACACGCCGCTCATCACTTTGATTTGGGCGATATCTGGAGAAAGAATACCTGTTTCAATGCGAGATATTGTTGCTTGATCGCAATAGAGAATTTCTGCAAGGGCTCGCTGCGAAAGTCCGCAGCTAAGGCGAGCTTCCCGCACTCGGGAACCAATGAGAATTTTGGCTTCCGAGAGGGAGCTTTGCGGGCTTTTTACTTTACGGGCCGTCAGCCTTCTTTGCGTCATTTCATGCAGAATAGCATAATGACTACTATACTATTGAATTGAAGCCCTTACAGTATATGTATGAGCACCACATCTTGTCGGTACGACGTTTCTCCTATTGAGAAGTATGAAATGACACCTGAGGGTTATCTTCGGGTGTGGGCTTCAATTGCTCGTACTGGCATTCAGCATTACACAGATGCTGACGGTTCCATCAGGAAGGAATTCCGTCCTGAAACTGAAGTGGCGTCTCCAGAAAGCCTTGCCTCATTTGCGGGGAAGGCAATCACGATGGAACATCCTCCTGTTCTTTTGGACAGTGAGAACACCAAGGATTACCAAATCGGTTTCACTGGCTCAGAAATTGTTTATGACAATGGCTTTGTTAAAGCCGTCATGACCGTGACTGACCGCGAAACCATTGATAAGGTGATGCGCGGCGATGTTCGTGAAGTGAGCGCTGGCTATAGGGTCAATTATGATCCGACGCCTGGCGTTACCGATAGCGGTGAGCATTACGACGGCATCCAAAAGGAGATCAGTGGTAATCACGTCGCTATCGTTCGTCGAGGCCGAGCTGGCCCGCAGGTGAGGTTGCATTTGGATCGTCTAGATGCCGCTGATCCATCTCTAATTTCCATTGAGGAAAACCAAACCATGAGCGCAAAAGTCAATTTTGACGGCGCTGAGTTTGAGGTGAGCGAGAGCGTTGCTCTGGCGATCACCAAAGAACGAGAAGACGCCAAGATGT